CCGTAGCCCGAGGCGCATCACTGCTCGTGTCCTCCTTGCCGCCCTGACAGGATACGATGACGGCAAGGAGGATGACCACTGCCACGATGGCGCCGATGATCCGTGTCATCTTGGTGGCCTTCTGCTTCTCTTCCGGCGACAGCTGGTCGTAGGCCTCCTGATTCTTCCGCGCCCGCTCCTCTCGGCGGTCCCGGCGGTCCTGTGACTTCTCGCGTTTGGCGGCATCCTCCTCGGCGCGCTTCTCGCGTTTCATCTTGTCCACCTCGAGGCGCTTCTGCTGTTCCTCGAGCTTCTTCATACGGCGGCGATGTCCCATGGTCGTTTCTTTCTCTATGCCTCTATGTAGAGGTCAGGCGTATTCCACGTGTGGTAGATGGTTGGATTCCTCGTCGTTGAGGTTGGAGAGACGGTCAGTCTTGGTCAATCGGCGTCACGGACAATGCTGTCAGAGTCGTTCGATCACCGCCAGCCCCAGAAGCGATCTGTTCCACTGCCTCCACCGCAACGAAACACCCCACCGTCAACCTATGGAGATCTTCATCAGACAGATTTCCACGTTGTACGATGAATAGCCCGTCACTTCCCTCGATCTCCAATGCACGGGGATGGATATCGTCCACCATATGAAGAGTCCCCCTAAGGACCACCTGGGCATCGGTGAGGGAACAACGGTCGATGGCGTCAATCCCGCGTCTGGCGTCAACGGTGCGCAGGGTACTGCGCACCGTTGGATTCCCCGGCTCCTGCCATGACGCATCAACGGCAATGTCTGCCTTCTCTATAGCAGAAAACATACGACGCAAGGTGCGGGCCACCCGGGGGCCTCCGCTGCGAACCTTTCCGGTCCAGCCATCCAAGTCTGGATCATCGGGCAGAGTCAATAGTCCAATGGCTATCTCAGATGCCCGATCGGCCAATGTTCTCTCTTTGGGAAGCAGATCCTCAAACAGTGACGGCCCCCCGGGCTCCACCTCGGCCAAGGCATCTGCCTTTGGGATCATCACCACTTGGACCGATCCGGGGAGTGGTGAGGCATCCACGAGCAGGGTGGTCTTGCGGACTACCTCTTGCGAAATCCGTCCACGCCCACTGTCGTGCCCGTCAAGGTTAGCCCCGACCGCCGAAACAAGATCTTGATATCCGGCGATCGTAGAGGCAAAAGAGGACACTTCCATGGTGTGGCCCTCCACGCCATCACCGGTAAAGTGCAGTCGTCCCCGGGAACGCAGCATCCTTTCGGTGCCAGCCTGCTTGGCGACCATGCGCTCAATGCTGAGGCGTCCCAAGTCGTCTGCATCCATCACAGGCGTGTCGTAAGGTTCATCCGGAAGCTTCGCCAGAAGCTCCTCGACTTCGGCACGGCTGAATTCAGGAATGCCATCCATCGATGATCACCTCCACATAGCCCCGTCTAGACACCCTGGCCTCATTGTCGTCATTGCTACGCAAACGGCACCATAGGTCATCCCAATATCCTCGATACCATGTATACGGGTCACGCGTGAAACCTGCGCCCTTAGTCGGCTCATAGACGAACGGGTAACAGGCCACTGGCATGAGCATGAAATCTCGCACGTACCTGGCTATCCGATGAGCCGTACGGGGATCAAACCCTCGACCAAGCCAGTATACCGCGTCAACGTCATGCGGCATCTCCTTGCTGGTGAGGTAGGATCCGGACAGCCAGACGGCACATACGGAGCCCTCGCCGCGAAACATCCCCGTAACGGTGAGAAACTTCTTCCACAGATCGTTGCGTTGATCAGTGGTGGTGAATTGGTTCTGCACCTCTGGCAGGGTGGCGACGTGACGCCCTAAGGGCAGAGCACCGGTGTCGGGATCCAAGGGTGGTATCACTGTCGCTCCTTGTGTTTGGTGTTTTCGTAGTCACGCCACAGATCATCTACGTCATCATCGGGCAGGGCTGCCAGCATCTCCTCCACCTCACCCTTAGTGAACTGCGGAATCCCGTCACTGTCTGGGCGGCCCTTGGACTGGCTGGAACGTCTGAAAGCCAAGCGACCATCTTGCAGACCTTGCTGCACTCTCTCAGACAGCGATGATGGGGCCTGTATTGAGGTCACGTTGTTGCGCACAGCCTCTCGTGTGGCTTCTCCCAGATCGTTCATGACATCCCCGAGGCCAGAAGTGCGCACCATGGTCTTGATGAGCGAGTCCAGAACTTCACGCTGTTCCTTATTGAGCAGAGCAGCCTCGGCTGGTGGTTCCCATTCGTCCAGCTCTCCCGGTTGCATGCCAGCGAGCTGTCGCAACTCACGGGGGTCAAGGTCAAGCCCGAAAGCAATGGCATCAAGGGTTTGAGGTGACGGGCGCGGCCCCTGGCGATCGTTGAAGTACTTACTGAGAGCACTCTTAGAGAGTTTGTAACCGTACCTGTTTGCCATGCGAATGATGTCGTCGTAGGTACGGTCTCCTTTTGCCTCCCACAGGCGGTCAGACAGGCTGCTCATGACATCCACCGTGCACATGGACAGTGGCTGTTGGCAAGGGTAGCAGTGCAGCTCATATGCACAAACTACACGAAAGAACTTCTAGCTGCGCCACAAGGGTGGCGTTAGATCGCCAGGTTTTCAGTCTCTAGAGACTTGACATTGTGCCTAAGACCATGCACTCTAGACACATGCACGGTTCATGTGCATCATGAACATAGAAGGGAGGACCATCGTGCCTACCACCAAAACTCCAACATGGAAGAACGACAGAACATCCGCTCCTCGTATCCGCGTCCAACTGAAATCACTCGCCATGCTCCACGACACGATGGAGTACCGGGGGTACACCTCTGGCTACCAGCTGGCCAAGGCTGCTGGACTCACACCAGGTGTGGTCAATCACCTCGTCCACGGTCATCGGACCACATGCTCAGCCGACACCGCCCGAGCAATATGCGAGGCGCTACGAACCCCGCAAGACACTCTTTTTTTGGCCATCATCCCCACAGTCTCTGGAAACCGTGAAAGGGCAGCAGCATGACCAGTCTCATCCATCCATTCACCTACAACGCCCAGCCCGTCCGCGTCGTCACCATTGACGGTGAACCGTGGTTCGTTCTCGCCGACCTGTGCAAGGTGCTCGACCTATCTCAACCTCACCGAGTCGCAGCCCGGCTTGCCGGTGACATGAAGGGTCGTACTCGGATGACGACCCCTGGCGGGGACCAGGAAATGACCATCGTGTCTGAGGCTGGCATGTACGAGGTCGTCATCCGATCCGACAAGCCCGAGGCGGCAGCGTTCCGCCGCTGGGTCACCTCGGAGGTTCTCCCCTCGATTCGCAAGCACGGCGGCTACCTCACCGATCAGAAGATCGAGGAGATCATCTCCAACCCGGACACGATCATCCAGCTGGCCACCAAGTTGAAGTCCGAACGCGCCAAGCGCGCCGCCTTGGAGAAGCAGGCCGCCATCGACACCCCCAAGGCCAGATTCGCCGACGCCGTGTCCGCATCACACACATCCATCCTCATCGGCGATTTGGCGAAACTGCTACGTCAGAACGGCTACGAGATCGGGCAGAACCGGCTGTTCGAGATGCTGCGACGCGACGGCTACCTGTGCGCCGCCAAGGGCGGCTTGTGGAACATGCCCACCCAGAAGGCCATGGACCTCAACCTGTTCGAGGTGAAGGAAACCACCATCGTGCATTCCGACGGCCACGTGTCGATCTCGAAAACCACCAAGGTCACGGGAAAGGGTCAGGTGTATTTCGTCACCCGTTTCCTGGACGGTCGGCTCCCCAAAGGCATCAACGACGATGGGGAGGCGGCATGAACCGCGAGGAAGCCGCAAAAAGTTTCAATGCAGCATACGACTCCATCGACCGAGTGTTCAACGAGTTGTTTTTTAAATACGACAGCCAGACTGCACAGGATGTCGTCTACCTGCTGGACAGCATCCTCGACCTCATCGAACTTGCGCAATGCATGGTGGAGCGCGTCTCCGACGAAACATGGCAGGCGACGCCATGAAAACAAAAACACCCGCCTTTGCCGAATATTTGAATGACACTTATGGCCGGTGGATGACCTACTCTCAGGCGGCGAAAGAACTCAACTGTTCCGCACGCCATCTGCGGCATTTGACGGAGCGTGGACAGCTGGCCTGCTGGACGATCGGTGACACGCAGGCGTTGAGGCTGAAGACCGCAGATGTGGCCGCCCTGATGAGGAGGGTCGCCTAATCATGCCCCACGGATACGCATCCGACATCGTGTTCGTCGTCGTGTGTCTCATTGCTCTGGCCATCGCATTGAAGCACACCGACTGACCTGAAATCAAAAACCTTTCATACCCCTACAGGGGTGCCTTCAGTGCACCCAAAAACGGAGAAACAATGCACGAATACAAAGATCATTGGACCGCCGAATACATGTACCAGATACGACACATCTGCAATCAGATTGGCGATCTGCAGGTGGCAATCGAGAAGCTGCAATCCGACCTGGACTACGACAATCCCGGCGGCGCATCGAAGCAGCTGGAGGAGTCCTGCCTGCTGCTCGGGGTTGCCCTGGAGGAGCTGCACCGGGTCGACCGGCATGTGCGCAGGGTCATCGACGCCATCTCTGGGGAGGCGTGATGAGACTCAACCCCTGCCGACTGCTGACGGTCGTGTTTGCCGTGTGTGGCCTGGGTGAGTGTGTCATCGGTTTGGCCGGCTGGTTCAACGACCTTCCCAATGCGCTGGCCACCGCTCTGTTCTGCACCTTGGCGGCCGCCTGCTGCCATCTGCTGGACCCTGCGAGGCTGCCATGACGCTATACACCATTCCCCAAGCCGCACAGATCCATCGGATCAACCGCTCCCGGCTGGATCTCGCGATTCGTCGTGGATGGCTCGCCACACACGGCACCAACTCAGACGGTGCACCGCTGGTGGAGTCGTCTGAGGTGGCCGCCTTGCTCGGCTCCCGGTGGGCACGCACCGACCATCGTCACGACGACCTGTGGGCACAGGCGATGTGCCGCAAACCCGGCATGGATCCGGAAATGTGGTTTCCCGACGACGCCGACACGCACACCCAGCACAGGGCGATCCGGCTGTGCCACCAATGCCCACTGGCCATCCACTGCCTCGAAATGGCAATGGATTTGGAGCCGCCCGGATACAAGATGCGCGCCGGGATCTTCGGCGGAACCACACCACAGCAACGCTACCGCATAGGCCTATCGAGAAAGGACAGGAAATGACCATCAACCATCGCATTGATGCCGAGACAAAAACCCTCGCAGACAACATGGGGCCGATGGAGCTCGCCACGCTCCACGAGGCCGTCCGTCAAGCCGAGAAGCGCGCAGACAATGCACGCAGCCTCCTGTCGTTGGATGACAC